GGGACTATCTCCCCACAGCATTCGCATTTGTATTCCCCATATCCGACCTTGGCCTTCTTCTTGCAGTCCTGTATGGGCTTCCACTTTCTGGTGGCTGAGCGAAGCTGGTTCTTAATGAAGTTCCTATACTGGGCTTCAGTCCAAGTCCCACTACATCTTGTCAGTTCTCCTCTTGGCCTAGCAATAGCTCCCATCCTTCTGGGTACTTGTATTTGACAGGCTTCCCTTCACTGTCAAGCTCTCGAATCATATAGGTTAGGTCAATATGTTCTCTAAGCATCTTCTCCCAGTTGTCATGACAATTCTCACGGTACGTTCTGGCAGTGGCCAAGAAAAGTTCCAGTTCTGTGCTGCACGGGTTAAGGATTTCGTAAGCCCTAACTGGCCCCATGCCCTCAATCCCTTGGATGTTATCCACAGGATCACCCATTAGAACTTGGGCAAAGAACATCTTCATTCCCGTGGCACTTAACTTCCTAGGCTTGCCTACCAACTCCATCGTACCAAGCCCATCTACAACATACACAGGCTTACTCGGCCTGTTCCCCACTGACCAGCTATAGTGCTTGCCAGGAACCTGTCTTAGGTCCTTGTCAATGGAGCAGATGATCGTATCAGCTTTGGCTGCAGTCTGATAGATCGCCATCATATCATCAGCCTCAAGCCCATCTGACACCACACAGTTGTAGTGTGCCAGCATATAGGCTCTCAGGTTGTGATAGTGAAGTGGCTTAACGGTCTTTCTGTTTCCCTTATACTGCCTAGTTGTTGCTTCGTAGTATCTGAATGAAGGGCGTAGTTCTCTTTCTTCCGAAGGATCACACCACTTCGGTCTTCTATTCAGATGTTTGGCTAGTATGTCATCTCCTGTGAGGAACAGAAGTGGCTCCTCATCAGACATACATTCCTCTGTGATTTCTCTGATCTTGAGCGTGAGCATTTCCTCAACAGCCTCAAAATCCTTCATCACCACTTCGTTTGTAGCACCGTCCTTGAATTGACCAGCAAAGGCACATTCATACGCCAAGATATCAGCGTCGATTAGGCACAAGCTCATACTCGCTCTCCAAGTCACGCTCTTTTAGCTTGTTGAGCCTGTACCTTCTAGCCCTAGCAGCATTGCGCTGCTCAATGTCTTCCTTAGTTGGGACGGATTTTCTCTTTCGTTTCGAGTTGTGCAAGGCTCTCTTCCATTCTGTTCAAGAGTTCATCACTTTGCTCATCAGGCAACACTTCCAGACTCTTTCTAGCAATGGTCACACCCCTTTCCTTGGAAGGTACATCACCATCCATCTTGGCAATGATGAACAGCAGCTTGTACGTATCATCCTCATCAACAGGAGAGAAACCACTTCCCACAATGAACACCAACTGACCACGAGGCAGACCATAGTCCTCGTAGCTGTCCGAATTGATGTGTGCAAACTTACCTACGATGTCAGTTACCAAGATTCTTCCTCCTCAACATCATTGTCCTCAACATCCGGTTCATTGCTGCTTGGCTGCGTTCCCAAGAGGGCCTGCAACTTGCTGCCATTGAACTCAAGATTACTCTTGATCTTCTCCTGGAGCCACTCGGGGAACTTAAGGAATGTCTCAAGATCAGGCTCATCCAGAGAGAACACTACGGGCTCATTCTTAAGGGGCGGAGCCTTCTCCGCATCCTTAGCTCTCATAGGAGTGACACCAATGACATTGGCATAAGTCTTGCCCTTGAACTGCTTGTGACCAATAGTCACCATACAAGGCTGACCAATGAACTTCGTCAGATCATAGTCAAACTTGTTCTCGGGGTCCAGAGCCTTAGCACGCTTAGTGGACGTGGCCAGGTCTGCTGAAGGATGCCTGATGGCAAACTGCTCACTAATCCACCGAGGCTTGTCCTCAAGCTCCTTACCATCCTTGTCCACCATGAACACATCCAGCAATTCATAGGTGAAATCCACCATATGCGCAGGCGGCTTTTCCTGACCATTGAAGGCAGGACGGGCCTGCACACCAAGGTCAATCACTCTCACCAGTCGGGCAGGCACTGTGCCAACCTCAAGGATTGGCTGCTTGGTACCATCACCACCACTACCCTTCTTCTGGTTGTTAAGATTCAGGCTCAAAGTTTGTTCCTCCGAATGAATGAAAGCATCTTCTCAAGGTCTTGCTCACTGAAACTAAGACGAACCCATTCTTCTTCAACGGATGGTTGCGTCTCAACTACAGCCTCTCCATCACTATAGAAGATGGATGCGATGGAGTAGTCAAAGGAGTCTAACTCATCCTTTGACATGCGAGGCTTAATGGATCGAGGCATCTAAGTATCCCTCATGGTCAATGAATCTCACTGTACCTATGACCAAATTGCACATCTGCTGCTAGCTCTCTGTTCAGCTTTAGTCTCCTATTTACCACACCAATTGTGTCCTTCACAATTCCTTGTACCCGTTCCCTATCCTCAGGTTTGATGTAACAAACCCACTCATCGTGGAACTGTGCCACCATCCTCAATCCTCGTTTCCTTACCTCTCTCACCCAAGTATCAAAGCAGTAGACAGCACTGCCTTGTACAAGTGTTGAAAACTTGTCCTTCTCAGCCCGAAGACTGTACCAAAACTTGCTGATGGGGTTGTACAACCACATGCGCCCATCACACACCTTGGTCACTTGGTCTTCCGCAGCCTGCTTAATAGACCAGTTACGTGCCCAGTAAGCTTCGTGAATCCGTTGAGCAACATCTCTGCTGCAACCAATAGTAAGAGCCAGTCTTTGAACACCTGCTCCATACTGGCAAGCATAATTGCCTTGCTTATAGGTGTGACGAATAGCTTTGATTCCTGCATCCTTCTTCTCTGCTGCTTTATACGCCTCAGCGTCTCTAAGCGATACAGCCTCAGCGTTAACAGCCAGGTCAAGATGCGGATCGAAATCTTCACTATTCATCTCCTTGACGTATTCAGGGTCATACGGGAATATGAAGTGCTGCTTAAGCCTGTCTTCAAGACCAGACATATCACTACCACACAACTCATGCCCATCAGGTGCTATTAAGCACCCCCTGATATCTTCCCCGTATGGATTCTGTACTCCCGGAAGATTGACAATGGTCCTATGTTTGAACCTTAGGGTATTGGTGAAACCGTCAACCTCTGCCTTGAGGTAGCCATTTTCTTGGTTCTCCAAGAACCCTTCTAGCAAGGCAATCCTGTGGTTGAGGATGGCCAGCCCATTCAAGACCTGAATCTTAGGCTCCTTTGCCACCAGTTTTAACACACTAGGGCACAGGCCCGGTCCCTTGGTCTTGTCTTGTGACACCTGAGGAATCTTCCTTACGTCACCTGTGTCCTTGTCACGCTTGTAGACGAAGGTCTCAGGCTTCCATCCAAGACTGTACAGCCAGTCCTTCACCTGCTCAGATGAGCGTGGATTAGGCTCACTGTAGTCCTTGATGTAGGATACTTCCTCAGTGGTGGCTGGATCAAGCCCTCTGTTCTCACAGAATAGGAACCACTCCTCACCAGCCTTACTCAGACTTCCGTTCATCTTATAAGGCTTAGCTGGTTTCTTCTTCACTGCCTTCATTGGCACCTTAGGCATTGCTTTCCTAAGTTCCTCCAGCTTAACGTCTCGCTCATGAGTGAGCCTTTCCAAGGATGCCCTACACTTCTCCACGTCAAGTTTCCAACCCAACTCCTCCTGCTCTCTTGCACAATCCATCTTGAACTCAAGGTAGGACAGGAACCTTAAGGCTTCCTCCTCAGAGCCATACAGATTCAGGAGGGCTCTCCACTGTTTGTCCCAGAGTCTCAGATTGATCTCTACGTCCCTGTTGCACCTGTTGACGTAGTCCTCAAGATCGAGGTTGTTCCAGTCCTTGATGTAAGGCTTCCTAACTCCTAATTCCTCTCCGTAGTATTCCAAGCCGTGCCTATTTCTCTCAGGCTCTAGGTACCAAGAGATTGCTAGTGTATCAATCAGTCTGGCCTTAACCTTTATCCCCAACACCCTCTCTAGGTTAGGAATGTCCCAACGCTTGATGTTGTGTCCAACAAGGACTTCCGCCTGTGTGAGGAACTGTCTCATTCCTTCATAGTCTGTGATGCTGTGCAGCCCATTGTCATAGTAACAGAGACAATGAAAGCGGTCTGGATGTAGGCCGTTGGCTTCTGCATCAAACACTACGAAGTTCATTGGTACCTCTTGAGAACCTTCCGTCGAAAGTTGCCGATGATATCATGTATCTTGGCATATGTCAAGCCCTGTGTGAGTTCCTTGATTTCCCCAATGGTCAGACCAAAATCAAGTTGCAGTCTTAGGACAGACTTGTTAGGCTCTGGCTCTAGGTCAACCATCAGTCTGACTTCCTTTCTCACAATGGGGTGGATATCCTCAGGCAGGATAGGCTCAAGAACATCCAGATGGTCATCCAAGGGTTTAGTCACAGGACCAAGCTTAAGGTCCTTCTGGTACTTCTTGAACACATTGGAGAGAATGACAGAGAACCACCTGTCAACTAACTCTCCACTACAAGAGTCTGCGTACTTTACGGCCCGTTCAAATGCTGTCTGAACAATGTCCTCCGCATCATGGTAGTTACCACAGCGGTTGCTCATCTTCTTTACAAGGTTGTCGAAGTTTTCAGCATAGAACTTCTGAAGATCATCCGCCCTCATAGATTTCACACCACTCAAGAAAGTCTTCCGTGTTAAACATCGTCACTCTCCTGAGCGTTGAGGAGAGCATTCTCGCATTCCTTCATGTACTCGTATTCGTCCATATCACACCTTCATTTCGTTAAACATGCCGGTCCGGTAATCCCAGTAGAGTTTGACAATGCCTGTGGAACCAAAGTTCCGATCCTCAAGAATCTTCAGTTTGCGGGTGTTACGTTCCTCAAGAGGAAGTTCAGGGTCTTTGTTACCCTCAAGCCCCACCATCAGATGGCAGGAACGCATCATTGCCCGTGAGCCCGTAAACTGTGTGGACAGCACTTGTCCACCACGCTCATGAGGTGGACCATTGTCAGGAGCTTTCAGATGGCAGAAGATGTATGAGGTGAAGGACAAATCCTTTGCCATGGATGCCAGCTCTGCTGCCCACCCAACGAGGAACTCATTAGTGTCAGAAGCAGACATACCATTGGTGAAACAGGTCACTGGGTCAATGATGATGTCATGTACACCTTCATTGTTGACAGCATACCTAATGTCGTCCTTCAAGCTATCCCAGTTGACAAACTGGTAGTTGTCCACAATCAGAGCCTTGTCCCCAATGAGTTTGTCACCTTGCAAGAAGGCCTCCTCATCGAACTCTATCTCTGGGTCGTGGAAAATCTTACCAACTACCTTACCCACAAGACGTCTATAGGTCTCGGCCTTATCCTCCTCAGGCTTGCACAGCAGGACAGGAGTGTCATGCACAACGATTAAGTGCTTTGCAATGTCGTTGACTAATTCACTCTTGCCCATCTTCACACCAGCACCGAAGTAGTAGGTTTCACCACGTCGAATGCCACGAGTGAGCTTTGTAAGGCCATCATAGGGCCAGCTTAAGCCCATCTCAGGCCGTCGCATGGCTGCCTCACGCAGGGATGTACCCTTGACTATCCTCGTGTTCTTGGGCTTGTCAGCGGCGAATGTGACGGCTCTCCACACAGCCTTCCCCATACCCTTGAGGATGGCTTCGTTTGCATCTTTTGTGGGAAGTGTAGCCACCTTAGCGTCTGGTAATATCTTGAGGGCGTCATCGACAGCTTGCCTGCCGGCTTCATCCTCATCAAAGGCCAAGATGATGTCTGTGAAGAACTTCTTCAACTTAGGTAGGGCTTTTGTAAGAGCCTTACTAGCTGAGGAGCTTCCATTTGGAAGGGACACAACAGCAGGGATGTACTCCCTGTAACTATCCGTTGTGTAGGTCTGCAAGATTCTGTGCATAGCGATAGCATCATATTCACCTTCGGTGATAATGAGCTTCTTAGCACCAGAACCTATAGCCTGTTCCCAACCAAAAAGATCAACGTCATTGTCGATGCCAATGGACCACATGCTTTTCCTGCCCAGCAGGCGGGCCTTGTATCTGACAATCTGTCCGTCTTTAGTGTAAGGAAAGAATACAATTCGTGGAGTCTTGCCATCCCGCTCATCATACCCAACCCTAACTCCAAAGGCGTCCAAGCTGGCCTTTCTCAACTTCCTCTCAGGAAGATCACAGGAACCAAGCTCAAAGATTTCGTCCATCTCTGCCTTGATTTCTTCCTTAGACTTCACAACTTTCTGAGGGAACTCTTTTCTCACATCCTCCGTTAGGCGAGATTCACCAAATGGATTGTGAACATACGTGTGACACTTGAAGCAGTAGCCACTGACAGTCTTGTCCTCGTTCTCAAAAACTTGGAGGGCATCTCTGCTACCGCACTTATCGTGCCCAATTTTAACCAAACAGGTTCCAGACAATTATTCCCCTCCTATTCTCCTAGTTCTGAAAATGGGGTGAAGAAGGCCACAGCAATCAGGCGGCCATCCTCAGGACTGCTTCCATATGCCTCTAGTGGCCATCTGGAATGTGGCTGGTCACTCCTGTAGATTACCCCCTTGTTAAACTCCTCATGACACAAGTCCATGAGCTTAGCCTCATCCCTAGTGGATGACCAAAAGGCTGTGCCTGTTTCAATAGGCTCAGGACAAATGGACAAGTAAACAACTAGGGCATGTGTACCCCACCCAACATCAATGTGACGGGCATTATTGGGCAACTCCCCGCCATAGTTCAGCCTGAATCCCATACCTAGCATAAGGCATGGACCCATAACTGACTCCACCTTGGCAGTCAGTCCGGGTATGTCCACTATGGCTATCCGCTTGTACACTTCCCTATCAAAGGCATGGAGGTCCACAAACTTCCTGCTAAGAGCAAACCTTCTAATGGCCTTAGGTTCATCAAAGAAGTTGTGGATTTCCTGGAATCGCTTCATGGCTTATCGACGCCTCTGGAGGGCAGCAACAAACTGGTTGAGGTGTTCCTGAGCGGGGTTTTCCGCTATCTCAGCCCCCGGATTTAGGGGAACACGCGCGGGATTGAAAGCCTCGACTGGCTGACCCAGGTGGGCACGTTGGAAGACACCCCCCTGAGCTTCATTCCACTTATACCATTCAGCCTTGGCTTCGTCAAGGACGCCTCGCTCAGGAACAGCTTGACCAAGGGGACGAAGCTGCCGCTTCTTCTTGGCTTTCAGGACAGAAGCATAGATTTCTCCAAACTTCTGAAGTCGTTTCACATAACCCTCCAGCGTAGTGCCAGTGAGGCCAGGGGCTGTGTTAATTTCCAAGACTGTGGCGCGACCTAGCTTCTGGTTGTAGATTACATCTACAGCCCCGAAATCTAGGCCAACCATCTTAACAGCATCCAAGGCATTTGTCAAGACATTTTTTGGAATGTCCTCTGGGTTGTCGTCTCGGACAAAGACAAACCCGAACTTATGGTTTCTGATCTGCCAGTTCACCTGGTCGTCAGGAATGCTGTGATCCCGTGCCTTTCTCTGCACATCCACCACCTGTCCGTGCATGACATGCACCCGATACTCGGACTTCTTGGGGATGTATTGAACATATAGGGGAGCATCAACAAGCTCATCAGGCCGAGAGGCAATGACAATACCGTCCCCACTGTGGCCATTCAAGACTGTTCTGCATACGACCTTGCTGTTGTTACGACCTCCAACATCAAGCAGGTGAATGGCGTCATCCTTGGAGGTTGAGTACCATGGAATGTTGACGACATTAAGGGGGGAGTCATCATTATCCATGATTGACATATTCTTCAGATTCACGAAGTCGAAGAACTTCAGCTTGTTGGTGCAGATTTCAACAGCCTTAGGGTCGTTGAGAACCTGACATTTTGCAACTTCAGGCGTGACCATAGAATTACCCCAGTTGATTACCAGCTTGTGTGCAGCACCCTTAAAGGCACTACCTTCCTTCTTGATACGCTTGACGTCAAGAGCCTTGGCAAGCTCCTTAGCAGACTCACTACCAGCGTTGTACGGGTACAGGATCATTACACATCCTCAAGAGGTTCGTTGATTTCTTCGGGCTTCAGGAAGTCTGGAAACTCCAAGCCTCCGATCTTCCTCATCTTGGGCTCAAACTTGTGCCAGTCCACACAGTAGGCAACATCCTGAGCATTCCGCAGGCCAGTCCACACCAACTGCTGGTAGTTGTCCACACCATCAATGAACATTCCGACATTTTTGCCGAGAGCCATTTCCAGGAACCTCTCCACACCGAGCAAGGAGAACTGCTCGATGATGTCCGTAGGCTTCTCAAACGTGCAAGCAAACTCTCGGAGATTGTACAGAGTTTCAGCCCACCTGTAAATCAGGGCGAGATCACGGGTACCACGCATGGCTCTAAACTCAAGACTCCCATAGTCACCAAGGGCCTTGAGGTTCATGCTGGCATA